AGTCAGGGATTTTGCAGTAGGCTTCTATGATACTTTCCAAAGGTATGGACTCCAAAGGGCCATTCACGAATCCTTCGGGCCGGAAGTGGCTGCTTTGGTTAGCGTTTTAGGTGCAACCTTGCGGGGATTTGCCTCAGTAGTCAGTGCAGTAACCGGCTTTATAACACAGTATGGCAAGCAGATTAGATTTGCGGCGATTGTAATGGGGACATACCTAGCCTTGACAAAAGCGGTTACTTTGGCAAAACAGATAATGATTGCCGTTACTGCTGTAGAAAGAGGGCAGCTCTTAGCGAAAATACCAGTCCTAAACGTGGTAAGTACAGCGATGGGGATTTACCGAGTACAGATGGCATTGGCAGCACAGCAGGGGGTCGTGCTTACAGGGGTTATAGCGAAACTAAGGGTAGCTTTGTATTCCCTCTGGTCTGCCTTGGGACCTATAGGATGGGCAATACTTGCGTTGTCGGCTGCTGTTGGTGTGGGTATGCACCTATGGGGCAAGTATACGCAATCAGTTTACAGTGGTGCTAAAGTACATGACGAGTTAGCAACAAGCGCTGGGCAGGTTGAAGGAAGCGCTAGTGATGCAGTGGGTGCAATCGAAGACGAAGCAGATGCATTGAAGAAAGCCGGAAAAGCGGCGGGTAAGAATATCCAGTCCTTCGATGAAGTCCACCAGCTGCAGGAAGATGTGGCCGGTTCTGCAGAGGACCTTGCTAAAAGTATGGGGCTTGATGATACAGAGCTTGGCGTTCCAGGTGCCGGGGGCTTTGAACTTCCCGATGATATGTTTGCTGACTTCGAAGCACAGTTGCCGCCATTTGGCGAGCGTGTAAAAGGATTCTTCAGTTGGTTGTGGCAAGAAATAGCAGTGCCAGCATGGGACTTCATTCTTGGAATACCGATACTTGGTCCAGCACTTGGCTGGATTGCCGAGAACGTTAAGAAGCTTGGTCCTGTGTTTTCCAGCGTATGGGATTGGATTAGCACAACCGCCGTCACGGTGTGGACTTGGTTATCAGGGTTTCTATCTACTTTGTGGCAAGGCATAGTATCAGTTGCGCAGACGGTATGGGGAGTTGTGGGACCCTTCTTCGGCGCTTTGTGGGAAGGGGTAAAAACTGTATTTAGCGCTGTATGGGGGGTTATACAGCAAGTTGCCACGACTGTTTGGACATTCTTGGTTGGGACTGCACAAGCAATTTGGGGTGTGCTTGGGCCTTTCTTTGAAACGTTGTGGGGAGTAGTAAAAGAGGTTTTTAGCGTTGCTTGGAACGCCATACAATATGCTGCAGTATTTGTTTGGACATTCCTTGTTGAAACTGCAAAAGCCATTTGGGATGTTCTTGGTCCGTTCTTCACAGCGCTATGGGAAGGGATAAAAGCTGTATTTGAATGGGTTTGGAACACCTTAGGCCCGTGGCTAGTAAGCGCTTGGAATTGGCTAGTAGAAAAAGGTCAGGCCATTTGGGATTTCTTGAAACCCTATTTTGAAGCGTTATGGAAAGCGGTAACTACAATATTCGAAATTATAATCAAGCCCCTTATAGACTGGGTTGTAAAAATATGGGATTGGGTAAAAGAGCATACTCTTGCCGTTTGGAACGCAATCAAAGAGCATATCGTAGATCCGGTCGCAGCAGCCAAGAAAGATGTAGAAGATCTGATAACCAAAATAAAGGAGTTTGTATCAGAAAAATGGACTGCAATAAAAGAGTTTGCATTGGACGTTTGGCAGCGAATCAAGGAACACATCGTAGACCCGATCCTAGCCGCAAAAGACAAGGTCGAGGAATACATGGGCAACCTCAAAAAATCTGTAGAGGATATTTGGGGCAAAGTTAAAGATGCAGTAAAAGAGATCAAGGACAAGATCTACGAATACTTAATCGAACCATTCCAAAAAGCATATGACTTTATCAAAGATACATGGGGCAAGATAACAGGCTTCTTCAAAGGAAGCGGAGATGAAGGTGAATCGGCTACCGCTGGCGCTGCAGAAAAAATGATGGAAGGCGCCGAAGATTACCTGGCGTTTCACTCGCCCACTAGAAAAGGGCCTGGCAGATACGCTGATAAGTGGGCGCCTAACCTGATGAAAATGTATGCCGAGGGCATAAGCCAGGGCATTCCCGGCATCCACTCATCGGTGAACGAAATCGCCAAAGAAATGGCCGGTCTTGCGACTATGACAGTTATGCCTGCAGTGCGGACAACGGCATATGCCGAATCGACTGCAGACGGCGGCATTATGCACGATACAATTGCTCAGGCCGTTTACCAGGCGATTATGGATGCGATAAGAATTTCTCGGGCTTCTTCACCGCAGAGCAGCGACGACAAAGAACTAGTGCTCAAAATCGACAATACGGTTTTGGCCCGGATGCAGCTGCCGGCACTCACGAGAGAGGCCCAACGACAAGGCTTTGACCTTGTTTTAAGGCCGCAGGGGGTGTAAGCAATGCTAAAAATAGCAGGAGTGTCAGTTAAGGCGCCGACGGATCTAAAGATCGGGCGGTTTGACCTCTCCAAATCAGGTCGGACGGCTTCTGGCAAAATGGTGATGGAGATTATAGCCCCAAAGCGGCGAGTTGACGTGGTTTGGAAGATGCTGCCCGACAACGACCTAAAATTGATAATAGATACTATAACGGCCAACAAGCCGTTTTTTAGCTTGGAGTACCCCGATGCCGGAGGCGCAAAGACAATGACCTGTTATGCAGGGGACATTGTAACCAGCCTTTGGCACACGAAAAACGGTGTCAGGTATTGGGAAGAAGTAAGCATAGGATTTATCGAACAGTAGTGAGGTGAAAGAAATGGCAAGAACAAGTTTAGCAAGGCAGCAAATGTCCGACACAGGTCTTATAGCGGCATACTCTCCCGCTGCAGAGGAAGGCCACAAGGTAGAAAACAACGGCCGGGTAATCCTCCACGTTTGTAATGACAGCGAGGAGACGGTGACGGTAAAAATCCTCTCCGGTTATGTCCGGGCGGGTTTGAAGCTGGCAGACAGGGAAGTGTCTATTGAAGCTGGAAAACAGAAATTCATCGGGCCATTTGTGACCGACATATATAATCAGAGCGACGGCGGGGCAGGGCAGATATATATAGATTACTCAGGGACCGAGGGCGTGACCGTTGCGGCATTGTTGTTCCCGTGAGGTGGTGATATAAGTGTACCCAGTAACGCAAGACTTTCTCGATAAGATGAAAGCCGACAGGCGGAATGTTTTAGCGCGTGTTCTGGTGGACTACACAGACCCATTTCTTGACCAATCTCTGGAGGTTGCAGCCAACGAACAGGCCAACATCAGCTATCCGCAGCAGACAGCAGATTCGGTTGACACAGCAACACATAAATGGGCGGCGTTGGACGGAAGCTGGGACTTGACTTCCGGCGAATACCACCTTGCCCCATCGGCCAACATGTTATCACAATATCAATTTGGCTGGTGGGGGTCACAGCTTGCAGGCGCAGGCGGCGCTTTTGCTGCACCTTATCCGGCCTTGACCGTGGCACACTTGCCTAGACCGATACACACGCTCAAAGTCATAGGTGATACAGCACGGGAGGAATATCCCGTCGATTTTACGATTAAGTTATATGCCCAAAATGAAACCATCCTGTATACCGAAACCGTCACAGGCAACACACGGGTGAATTGGAGCAAAACCCTGGCAGTTCCTGTGATAGACGTAGCAAAGCAGGTGCTGGAAATCACGAAGTGGAGCCACGCTGGCCGTTGTGCAAAGGTGGTTGAGTTTTTTACATCAATCAGAGAAGTATACGAAACAGGCGAGTTGGTAAGCCTGCGGTTACTAGAAGAAAGAGAAGCATCTCAAGGCAGTTTGCCGGTGGGGAATATATCCTCGAATGAGATAACAATTGTATTGAACAACGAGGACAAGAAGTTTGATTTAGACAACGAGAATTCTCCGCTGAAAAACCTGTTGAAGCCGAACAGGAGAATACAGGTGTGGCTGGGAATAGATATTGAACTGGACGAAGATTAGGGGTTTTGAATATCCAAGAAATGGAGTGGTCATAAATGG